CTGCGATAAGCCTTACGAAGATGATGGCGAGATTTTTGCCGGTTATCTTTACACTCTTTGCCCTCATTGCAACTACACATGGGAGCGCCAAGCATGATAATCGCCATAGCAGTTACTCTTGTCATTGCTATCTTTTTAATTTCAACGAGCATGGAAGGGCCTTTTGATGAAGATAATTTGTAAAGAAAACCATTGGAGCGTTAAGGATGGGCAGTTAATCCTTGATACGCCTGAAGGTCAGGAACTTGCCAAGAAAGTCATTACGACACTTGAGGCACAGATTAGACTCGACATTTACGAAAAAATCTGCGCTATGCCACTTACTACTAATCGCAAACAGCTTGTGAAGTTGGGGATAGATAATGTTGCCCTAATGGTTCAAGATGCTTGCGCTCAGATTGCACTAGGTGAAAAGTGAGAGCGACATCCGAAGCAGCGTATAAAAAAACATTGCCTACCTTTGGCTCTAAGCGCGCCAGGGTATATCAATACATTCTTGACCAACAAGAGCGCGGAGCTACTGACCAAGAAATACAAGCCGCACTTAATATGCCAGGTGACACCCTTCGCCCTACTCGCCTATCTCTACTCAAGGATGACTTGATTTATGAGTCAGGCAAAACTCGACAAAACCAAAATGGAAACGATTGCATTGTGTGGGTTGTTTCAGAGATAGAACAGGTAGGACTTTTCTAATGCCTCAGTACGAATACCGATGCCCCGCAGATCAAGCCATGATTGAGTTGTATCAATCTTTTGAAGATAGTTCAATACCTAACTGTCCTCAATGTGGACAACAAATGAACAAACAATTTAATACTCCGCCAGGTATTGTCTTTCGCGGAGATGGATGGGCAGGTAAAAAATGAATAGTTTGCAATTTTTAGCATTGTTACAAGCAAGTATTGTTGATCTTTTACGCGCACTTATTAGTATATACGGAGGATAAAATGCAAGAACGCAGAATTGGCAAGTATTGGCTTCATTATGGTCGGCTTAGGGGTATAGCTCTTGGGCTTAGGATTGATCGTTTTGGGTGGGATATAGATTTAATCAAGTTCTTTATAGGAATAGAGAAATGATCGAACACATCCTGGCTGAACGCCAAGAGCAGTACGGCGATGCTAAGGAAAACTTTACCAAGATCGGGCTTATGTGGAGCCTTGTTCTTGATCAAAAAATAGTCATTGAGCCTGAACAGGTTGCCCAAATGATGATTGCCCTTAAATTAGTCCGATTGAGCGCAAATCCTGAGCATGAGGATTCTTGGCTTGACATTGAGGGTTACGCCAAGCATGGACTTGCTATAATAAACCCAACCGACAACTAAGGAGGTTCAGAAATGAACGCACTTAACAACGGAGGCACAGCCATCGAAGTTCTAGACAGGGGAGAGATTGGCTACTAATAGAGTTAAAGAGGCGCTTCCTTTTAATAGCCGCACTTGCGGTAGGAATAGCGTTTGCAACACCAGCCATAGCTCTTGAGCCTCAGATGAAGCTAATAGAGAAGTTTGGACATCAGCCTCGCGCTTATGCCAAAACTCTTGTACCTTCTAAAGAGTTCAGTTGCCTAGATAAATTGATACGACTTGAGAGCCATTGGAATACGAAAGCAAGAAATCGTAGTTCAGGAGCTTTCGGTATTTTTCAGTTTATGCCGCACACTTGGGAAAATTACGGTTATGTCAAAACGACTAATCCAATTATCCAGGTACAAGCGGGGCTTAGATATATCAAGGTTCGGTACGGAAATTCATGCCAAGCCTACGCCTTCCATCTTAATCATGGTTGGTACTAGATTTCATACTAGCCGTTCCTAGTATGAATACGAGGGGGTTGAGCGCAAGCCGCTCCCCCCTCACTTAAATTACAATGGTGTAAGATAACCGCGTGACCACAATCGTAGCCAAGATAACTCCTACTAGAGTTCATATCGCCGCAGACTCTTTAGTAACAGCTACTCGCAAGTATTCACATCCACAAATGGCAAAGATCGTTGAGCGCGGCCCATACATTATTGCGGGAGCCGGGGAAAGCGCGGCTTGCGACATCATTCAGCATATATGGAAACCACCTGCACCCATAGCAGCAGACAGAGCAGACTTGTATCACTTTGTTGTAAGTCGAGTTGTGCCATCTATGAAAGATTGTTTTAAGCAAAATGATTACAAGTGGGATAAGGATGAATCTGATGATGAAACTAAGTTTGCTTTTCTTATTGCGATTGGTGGCGAGGTTTTTGACATTGCTGATGATTTTGCCGTTTGTCTTGATTCTGATGGTATATACGGCATTGGTAGCGGAAGTTCGTTGGCTATTGGCGCTCTTAAAGCTGGGGCAAGTATTAAGAAAGCGTTAGAGATAGCCGCCGATAAAGACCCATATACCGCAGGGCCTTTTATTTATTTTGAGCAGGAAAAATGGACAAAGTAATAGCTGAAACAGTATTAGCTAGGGCAAATGGTTATTGTGAGAGATGCGGTAAGCCGTCATCGGATTTAGCTCTTCACCATCGCAAATTAAAAAGTCGAGGGGGCAAGGATGAGGTTAGCAATCTTGTTGGCGTATGCCATCCCTGCCACAATTTAGGCACAGATTCCATCCACCTCAACCCAACGAAGGCTACGGTCAAGGGGTGGATGGTTCCTACTTATGCAGATACGGAGAAATACCCGTTGCACCTGCCTGATAGTAGGATTGTTAGACTAGACAATGAAGGCAACTACATAGATATAGAGGGCGAATCATGGCAAGAGTTGAAGTAACAGGCAATGTCGGCACAAATGCCGAAATCAAATTTATTAAAGGCGCTAACGGTGATTTTGCCGTTACATCATTTTCATTAGCTGAAACTCCACGCGAACGCAAGGGTACTGAATGGGTTGATGGGGAAACTGTTTGGTATCGCATTTCTGTATTAGGCAAGCAAGCGGAAACCGCAACTGAGATTAAAAAAGGTGACAAGGTTCTTGTTATTGGCAACCTCAAAGTTTCAACTTATCAAGCCAAAGACGGAACAACCAAGGTTGGTATTGAGATCAAGGCTGAATCATTTGCAGTCATCCCTAAAGCGAAGTACGCGCAACCTAAGCCACAGGCTGAGGCAGACTCATTTTGGAACTCCTAACCTCTAAAGAGGTATGCGAGCTTCTTAGCATTACCCACAACAACCTTCATCAAATACAACATCGCGGTCATTTGCGTTGGGTAAAAAAAGAAGGCAAGCTTGTCTTTTATAGCCGCGAACAAGTAGAGGCATTTAAGGCTAAACGCAATAAATGACAAAACGCGTAGTTATGTTTTCTGGTGGCATTGGCTCTTGGGCTACTGCCAAAATTGTTGCTGAACGCTACGGCACAGATGACCTCTATTTGGTATTTGCTGATGTTAAAGGCAATTCAACAGACCCTCATGTGGGAGAAGATGAGGATACTTATAAATTTATTAACGCTGCGGTTGAAAATGTTGGCGGTACTTATGTTTACCTTAACGAAGGTAGAGATATTTGGACATTATTTGAAGAACAAAAATTTATTGGTAATAATCGTGTGGCAAATTGTTCTAAACTTCTAAAGCAACGACCAGCCCGTAAATGGTTAAAAGCAAATTGTGACCCTGAAGATTCTGTTATTTATGTAGGAATTGATTGGACTGAAACTCATCGTTTGCCAGCAATCGTCAAAAACTATTTGCCTTACAAGGCAGAAGCGCCATTAACGGAACCTCCATACCGAGATAAAAATGAACTTATTGAATGGGCTAAAAATGAGGGTTTACCAACTCTTCGTTTATATGAAATGGGTTTTGCTCACAATAATTGCGGCGGAGGATGTGTGCGCGCTGGACAAGGGCAATTTAAGAAATTGCTTGAAGTCATGCCCGAACGCTTTGCCACATGGGAATCCAAAGAACAACATTTACGAGAAGTAATAGGTCAAAATGTTGCCATTCTTAGCGAGGTTGTAGCTGGCGTAAAACGACCTTTGCCATTATTTGAATTACGCAAAAGAGCTGAAGCATCACCAATGATGATAGATGAATACGATATTGGCGGATGTGCTTGTTTTGTAGATTTTGAGGATGAAGAATGAAATGTGCCAACTGTAAAAAGTTTCAGGATTACTCAATTTGCGATAACTGCTGGCAATACGCCATGTTGCAATTAGAGAAGTTTCCTGCTTGCTATACAGAACTTGAGTCTGAACTTTTACCTACTAAAGGTTACGGAGAGCGCGTGTCGGGAAGCGGTGAGTCATCACCTATCCCTGTAAAGTTAGAAACGCTACACCTACGCACCGGAGGGATTAGTCAGCCACTTATGGAACATGAAATTAAAATGCGCTCTATACGCCAAGAAACCCGCATCACCTTTCGCGGTGAAGAGTTAAACAAAATTACCATGACGGTTGAATACATCCTCAAGCGTTCTGAGTGGGCGCGTACCGACTACCCTGATGCAGATAAACTTGCCACAACAATCATCACAACGGCGCACAAAATACAATTTGTTCTAGGTCATAAGTCAGATGAGATTACTATTGGCAGATGCCCTACTATCGGACAAGATGAAAAGCCTTGCGGAGCTACTCTACGCATTAACCCTCAGCAACTAGATAGAACCTTTGAAATCAAGTGCAGGGCGTGTGACACTATTTGGGATAGTAAGAAATGGCGATTGTTAGGAAAGATGCTTGAGAGTCATTGACCTAGAATCAGCCGCCAAAATCTATCAAGTTTCCAAAGCCACAATTTACAGGTGGATTAAGGATGATAAGATTAAATCTATGAGATACAACGGCAAGAAGCATTACGACCTAGATGCCTTACAACAGGCGCATGATTCCCGCCATCGGATTTGACATCTTTCGCATAAAATGAGAAACTTCGTTTCTATAGTGGGATTTTCACACCCTGAGAAGGCTTTACTAGAAAGAGCCGCCTCATGGTCATAGTTTCGGGCGATATAACCATCGCCGAAATTGACGAAGCAATAGGTTACCTCAATGACCGTCTAAAGATAGACGAGTACGGCAACCGCATGAATTGGCGCAAAAGGCAAACCATCCAAGAGGCAATAGATGACCTCCTAGATGAACGCATAAACATTTCAACGGGAGGCAACCGTGAAGATTTCGATAGCAAAACTATCTCTAGACCCTAAAAACGCCCGCAAACACTCCCAGCGCAACCTGGATGCTATTGCAGCAAGTCTGCTAAAGTTCGGTCAGCGCAAGCCTTTAGTGGTTCACCGTGGCGTTGTCCTAGCGGGCAACGGAACTCTAGAGGCTGCGCGTTCTCTTGGTTGGACAGAGATCGAAGTAGCTGAAGTCCCTGATGATTGGGATAACGACACCGCCAAGGCTTATGCGCTCGCCGATAATAGAACGGCTGAATTGGCTGAGTGGGATGAATCAGAACTTGCCAAGCAACTCCTTGAATTGCAGGATGCTGATTGGGACATTACCGAACTAGGATTTGAAGTACCCGCGCTGGCTGATATTGAGCCTGCGGATGAAGATGAGATTCCTGAGCCACCTGTTGAGCCTAAGACTAAGTTAGGCGATATTTACCAATTAGGTCGGCATAGGCTGATGTGTGGAGATAGTACGGATTTAGCCAGCGTTGAACGGTTAATGGATGGGGCTAAGGCTGATATGATTTTTACCGACCCGCCTTATGGAGTTGACTACAAGGGAATTCACAACGATAGCCGCGATGGATTAGAAGATTTACTTAGAAGCGTTTTTGCCAATTATGTAGCAGTTTCTACAAATGGCGCGTCAATTTATGTGTTTCATTCAGATAGAAGCGCAGATATATTTCACAAAGTTTTTCGAGAGTTTTTTCATTTTAGCAGTATGATTATTTGGTTTAAAAATTCTTTAACTCTTTCACAAACTGATTATCAAAGCCAACATGAACCTTGCTTATATGGATGGGCTGATAACGGAACTCATAATTTTTATGGAGATCGCAAGCAGGTAAGCGTTTGGCAATTTGAAAAAGAGCGTGTTGAAGGTCACACAACGCCAAAACCTGTTGAATTGGTTAAAAATGCTCTTAATAATTCTAGCAAACAAAATCAAAGCGTAATTGATCTTTTTGGTGGTTCAGGCTCAACCCTCATAGCAGCCGAACAGACTAACCGTACCTGCTTTATGATGGAAATAGACCCTAAATACTGCGATGTCATCGTCACTCGTTGGGAAAACCTTACAAAGCAAAAAGCAGAACTTGTGAATAGTAAGTAATCTATCCATGCCAAATCACAATGCCGCAGTTCCTAGCCCGGAACTCTTTGATAAAGAGAACAAGGTCTTAGAACTACGCAGGGCAGGATTGACTTGGCAACGCATAGCCGAAGAAGTGGGCTACTCAGACCATACAGGCGCTTACGCCGCATATAAGAGGGCGCTCAAGCGTACTCAGCAACAACCGGCTGATGAGCTACGAGAAGCAGAATTAGACCGCATAGACCGTTTACAACTTGCACTATGGCCCAAAGCCATGAAAGGCGATAACGCTTCAATCAATACAATCGTGCGCCTCATGGAACGGCGCGCTAGACTGCTCGGATTAGATACACCTATCAAGGTGCAGAACGATGTAGTGGTTATTGATGGAGGCGATTTAGATGAACGAGTTAGACAGTTTGCCTATCTCATCGCCGAAGCCCGAACTGCTGCCATCGGATATACAGACAGCGAGCAGATTAGTTTGGGAGAGCATAGCGAGGCCGACTCAACTTCCGCCGACATCATTTCAGACTTGGCTGATTCTGTCGGGTCGGGGATGGGGCAAGACTCGAACAGGAGCGGAGTGGATAGTATTCCAAGCCCTGAGTCAGAAGAAAACCCGTTGGGCGGTAATAGCCAGGACATCGGCTGACATACGCGATACCTGCTTTGAAGGCGAATCAGGTCTTATCAGCGTTATCAAGCGTTACGGCATTTATGACGATAAAGCCTACAACCGCACAAATTACTCTTATACATTTCCTAACGGCTCACGCATTAAAGGATTCTCGGCTGAGGAACCTGACAGACTTCGTGGCCCGCAACATCATGGCGCTTGGTGTGATGAGTTAGCCGCTTGGCAATATGAAGATAGTTGGAATCAGCTCCAGTTCGGACTGCGCTTAGGCTCACACCCTCAAGTGGTAGTTACGACTACGCCTCGCCCTACTAAACTGATCAAAGATTTAATTAGCCGCAATACAACGCACATTACACGCGGTTCAACATTTGAAAACTCTGAAAACCTTTCGGAATCTGCTTTGCTTGAGATGCAGAACCGCTACGCTAATACGCGGTTGGGAAGGCAGGAGTTATTCGGGGAAGTCCTAGACGATAACCCTGGGGCGCTATGGAATCGCGCACAGATAGATTCTTCTCGCATTAAGACCGAAGAGCTACCCGCACTTGTTCGTATCGTTGTAGGCATAGACCCTGCCGTTACATCAGGTGAGGATTCAGACTTCACAGGTATCGTTACTGCTGGCTACGCCGCTAACGGACACTATTACATTCTTTCCGACAAGACCCTCAAGGCAAGCCCTGATGCTTGGGCAAGAGTGGCACTCAATGAGTTTGAACTACATAAGGCAGACCGCATCATCGCAGAAACGAACAATGGCGGCGATCTAGTAGTTCATCTATTACAGCAAGTAAATCCTAATGTGCCTGTTAAGAAGGTGACAGCTACAAGAGGTAAAGCAGTACGCGCCGAACCAATCGCATCGCTCTATGAGCAAGGTCGCGTTCATCATGTTGGCTACTTCTCTGAGTTAGAAGAGCAAATGTGTGAATGGGAGCCGGGTGTTTCTAAAGACTCACCTGACCGCATGGATGCAATGGTGTGGGCATTAACTGAGTTAAGCGAAGGCAGCGCAACACTCACATCTCTATCAAGCTTGGGCAAACTTTGTCCTGCTTGTTCTTTTCCCAACCTCAAATCTGCTGGCGTTTGTATGAAATGCGGCTCAATCCTTTAGGAGAAATACATGACGGCTCAATCCCTAAGCCAAACTCCTGACCCACTCAACCTAGTCTTACGCCAAAACCAAGCATGGAACATTGGATTTAGTTACACCAATCCTGATGGCTCAACCGTGAATGTCACAGGCTATACACCACTCCTACAGTTCCGCACATCTGCGCTCGCCAAGACAACAGTTCTTGCGCTGACAACAGGTAGCGGTATTACCTTTCAAGCCAACGCACAACCACAGGTTCAAGTTGCAACTATCGTCAATGTAGCTCCTGGTAAGTACGAGTGGGATTGCGTACTACAAAGCTCTAGTGGCAATATCGTTTTAGGCGCAGGGTATGTTCAAGTGAACGCTGAGGTATCGCGTTGAGCGACATCATAAATATCCAAGCGACTACACCAGTCATAACTATTGCCCAAGCAGGACTTCGTGGTGTTCAGGGTACACAGGGCTTACAGGGCTTTGGATACGCGCAGCTTCAAGGCGTACAAGGCACACAGGGATTACAAGGCAATGTAGGTTTACAAGGCACTCAAGGTGTTCAAGGTTCACAGGGCGTTCAAGGAAAAACAGGAACCCAAGGTTTAACTGGCGCGCAAGGCACACAAGGCGTACAAGGCTTACAAGGTTTACAAGGTTTTGGATATGCGCAACTTCAGGGTGCACAGGGAACCTTTGGTAACCAAGGCGTTCAAGGTGCACAAGGAACGCAAGGTGTTGGTTTTTCAGGAGCTACTGGCCCACAAGGCACAACAGGTACTCAAGGAACAACTGGTACACAAGGCTTAGTTGGAAATCAAGGAACTGTTGGATTACAAGGCGCAATCGGAAGCCAAGGAACTCAAGGCGTACAAGGTCACTTTGGTAATCAGGGTACAACAGGAACAACTGGTTTACAGGGAACAACTGGAACCCAAGGTGCTACTGGCGCTCAAGGATTTACAGGGTCGCAAGGAACTACTGGTTCACAGGGTGTTCAAGGCGCAACAGGACTTCAAGGCACAAACGGAACACAAGGAACTACTGGCGCAACTGGTATTCAAGGCGCACAAGGAACTCAAGGTGTTCAAGGCAATCAAGGCACTACTGGTATTCAAGGTGCTGTTGGAGTTCAAGGAACACAAGGCGTTCAAGGAGTTCAAGGAACTACTGGCACACAGGGTCTGACAGGTACTCAAGGACTTCAAGGACTTCAAGGTGAAGTTGGCCCATTAGCTTCTAATAACGCACACGCTTCTGCTCGTATGGCTACAACTGCTACTCTTCCTACTACTTACACAGCAGGTACTTTAGGTGCTGATGGTGGTTATGGCGTAGGCGCAAAACTTACATCTACCGCTAATGCTGCATTTGCTGTTGATGGAGTTACTGCTGCTACCAATGATCGCGTACTTGTTAAAAATCAAAGTAACGCAATCGAAAATGGTATTTATGTAGTTACCGATACAGGTAAGACAGGCCCAGGTGCTCGCCCTTATATTCTTACTCGCGCATCAGATTACGATAACTCCGTAAATGGCGAAGTTGAATATGGCGATTACCTTTATATAACAGCAGGAACAACTAACGGCGCAACTAACTGGATTCAAAACTCATACGGCAGTCAATCAAATGGCTGGAGCATTGTTGGTACTGACCCTATTACCTTTGCTCAAACATCAGGTATTGGCCCACAAGGAACACAAGGTTCAACGGGTGCGCAGGGAATTACAGGCACACAAGGTTTAACTGGAACACAAGGAATAACAGGAACTCAGGGCGCAGTTGGAACACAAGGCGCAACAGGTTCACAAGGTTCTACTGGCTCTCAAGGTTTAACTGGTAATACGGGCTCACAAGGAACAACAGGATTACAAGGTCTTACAGGTTCTACGGGAATTCAAGGAACCACAGGAGCTACGGGTTCTCAAGGACTAACTGGTAATACAGGTTCTCAAGGCACAACGGGAAGCACAGGAACTCAGGGATTAACAGGTTCTACTGGAGCGCAAGGAACAACAGGTTCTACTGGTGCGCAAGGCACTAGCGGAACTAATGGAATTAACGGAGCGCAAGGTACAATTGGTGCGCAAGGTTTAACAGGTTCTCAAGGTACTGTCGGAGCTCAGGGTACAACAGGTGCGCAAGGTTTAATCGGCATACAGGGAACTACTGGTACGCAAGGCTTGACAGGAATTCAAGGTGCATCAGGTACTAATGGAATTAACGGTTCTCAAGGAACAACGGGTTCACAAGGCACTACGGGATCAACAGGTAATACAGGTTCTCAAGGCGCTACAGGTACACAAGGATTTACAGGGCTACAAGGATTTACGGGTGCCCAAGGTACAACTGGTATTCAGGGCACGACTGGATTACAAGGATTTACAGGCATACAGGGCGTTCAAGGTCTTATCAACACAGTAGTTTATGATTCAGATCAAGGCGTTCTATCTCAGCAGATGTTTACATAAGGAGAAATAAATGGCAACATACAGCAAAAACTTACTTTCAGGTTCAACGCAAGGCCAGCCTATTGTTGTTGCTGCTACCGCTTCTACTGGTACAACCATTCACGCTACTGGTACATCCTCAACAGCATTTGATGAAATTTGGCTATATGCTTACAACTCATCTACTTCAGCCGTTACTTTGACAATTCAATTTGGTGGTACAGCTACGCCTCAAAACGATATTAAGCTATCTGTTCCATCTACATCAGGTTTAACTCTTGTTGTTCCTGGGCTTGTCCTTACAGGGTCAGGTTCGGCAGCGGCAACTGTTTATGCTTATGCTGGTACTGCCTCTGTTGTTACAATTTCAGGGTATGTGAATAGGGTTGCTTAATGGGCAATCCAATATACAGAGGTCAATCAGGTTCTCAAGTTGCAGAGTGGCATCCGTTATCTAATAAAATAGTGGCAAATCAAGCCCCTAAAATTCCTATTCTTAATCCTTATGGGCTACCTGTTCGGCATACGCTTCACTCAACAACTATTACCGCAGTATCTACAAGCGGTGGAACGGCAACTTTTACTGCTCAAAATAGATATATTGTTGGTCAATCTGTAACTATTTCTAGCGCACTTCCCGCAGGATATAACGGCACATATACAATTACTGCCGCAACAAATACAACATTTTCTGTAACAAACGCTACAACTGGCGCTATTACTACATTTGGATTAGTTCAATTAAATACTGCTCCTGTTATTCCAAGCAACATTACTTGGTTATGGGCGGTATGTGTTGGTGCTGGTACAGGCAGTAATTCTAGCCCCGGAGTTGGTCATGCAGGCGGAGTTACTGCTGGTTGGGCTTTAGCCAATTCAAGTTACACCATTGGATATACAACATCTTTAACTAGTGGAAATTTCTCTTTCACTCGTTACGGGCATCTTATTGCAGGTGGTGGTGGTTTATTAGGTTGTGGCGGTGGTGGTGCTGCTAATGCTACCGGCGCAAATTATTGGGGACAACTAAGCGGAGTTTCTGCTTGTATTAATGGTGCCGCTGGTGGTTATGGAGGAGGACAAACAACCACATCAGGCGCGATAGTAAATGGCGGTAATGGAATTTCAGGTGGCGGTGGAGTAGCACAAACCACAGCAACAGGAACACAAACTGGTGGTAACGGTGGTAATGGATTTGTAGGTGGTGGTGGTGGTGCTGCTAACACAGGAGGTTTGCGCACAGGCGGAAATGGTGGTAGCGGTTACGGAATAGACGGAACTATTTATACAGGCGGTCTTGGTTCTACAGGTACAGCTTCAGCTGGTCATGGTGGAGGCGGTGCTGGAATTGCTGGTAATGGTCTAAATGCTACATCACTTACGAGTGGCGTTGGCGGTTTAGGTGGCGGCGGTGGTGGTGGTATTGCTGGCAGTAGCGGTGGTTATGGTGGCGGTGGGTTAATTTACTTATGTTATTAAAGGAAGCTTATTATGGATAAGAAACATGGCGAGGCAGGTACACAAGTATCTTCATGGTTTCCTTCATCTAATAAATTTACGCCTCAAAGTTTTCGATCTCAGATTTTGCCTTACGGATTACAATTGCGCCAAACAATTGCATCAGGAACATCAGTAACAATACCAACTGGAATTACATTTGTTTATGCAATTTTGGCTGGTGGGGGTGGCTCTGCTACTGCTGGCGGCGGTGGTGCTGGCGGTTTAACTTGGGGATGGACTTGGGCAGATACAAGTTGCGTAATAGCCGCTAGTGTAACTAGCAGTGGAGGTAACTATACAAGATATGGTCATCTTTTTGCAGGTGGTGGTGG